CAAGATTTTCAGCGTCAGATGGCTATGAAGGAAATGGACATAAACGGTAAGATGGCGATTGAGAGTATGAAAGCAAAACAAGTGCCTAAACAGTAGGTGTTTTTATTATGTCCTTGACACGACAATAAACTGTTTAATATTTCGCTCACCATAGCGAAGGAGGACTTTACATGCCGGAAGAAACGGACAACCAAATCCAAGAAGAACAAATAGAAGAAACGACAGCTGAGGAAACGACAACGGAAGAAGTCACAGAAACAACGCAGGGGGAACAAGAAGCTTTTCTTGAAGTCAAGTACAACAAGGAACAAATCAAGCTTGATAAAGAAAAGGCTGCTGAGTACGCCCAAAAAGGAATGAATTACGATAAAGCAGTGGAAAGGGCTAGACAAGAGGGTGTCGACCAATACGTAGCTAACCAAGGCTATGAGTGGGATGGCAAGAAGATTACAACGGAAACGGAATATAAGCAAGCATTAAAAGAGCAAGAGCTTATCGACAACTACAAGCAGAAGGATTTGCCAGACGAGGTGATTAAAGAGCTTGTCGAGTCTCAAAAATTCCGCGAGAAGTATAATGAGCAACAAAAAACAACCGAGCAACAAACAAAGCAACAAGACGATTATAAGCANTTNATCGAAAGTTTCCCTGATGCTAAAGCAGAGGANATTCCTGCTAGTGTATGGGAGCAAGTAGACAAAGGTAAGAGCCTAGTTGACGCTTATACGCACCACGAGAATAAAACGCTTAAAGAGCAGATTAAGTCGTTAAGCGANAAGAAGGAAATCGAACAAACGAATGAAGAAAACGCAGCATCTTCAACAGGGTCTGTCACAGGACAAGGTACAGCAAAGGCAGCGAGATTTACGAGAGATCAAGTCGATAAAATGAGTCGTGAAGACGTTGACCGCAATTGGTCCGCAATACAAAAATCAATGAAAAATTGGGAGTGATTTAAATGGCAGCTACACCAAACTTTATCCCTACTATTTGGGATACGAAGATTTTACGAGTATTAGAGGATAATTTAATCGCAAAGAAAATCTGTACAATGAAGCACGAAGGACAAATCAAGCAAGCGGGGGATACGGTTAAATTTCAAGGTTTATCTGATCCTACTATTAACACGTACAACGGCACAGTTAACTATGAAACGCTGAAAGATAGCGGACTAGTCATGCAGATTGACCAACAAAAGTATTTTGCTTTTAAAGTTGGTGACATCGACAAGGCACAGACAAACATCGACGAAAAAGGATCACAAGCCACACGTTCTGCTTACAAGCTTCGTGAGACAGCAGATACATTTGTATTAAACAAGTATGCAGATGCTAATTTGAGTGTGTCAGGCACGATTACGACAGCTAATGTGTTGTCTAAAGTTGGTGAGGTATCGCAGAAACTAGCGGAAGCGAATGTATCTGAAAAAGATATGTTTATGATTATCCCACCTTGGATGCGTTTGAAGCTTCAACTATCTGGCATTAAGTTCTCTATTAACGAGGGCATTAAAGGCACGGGAGGCATGGCGTGGACGGACGAAATGGGATTTGATATGTATGTTACTAATCAAGTTGTTAATCTAGGTACAGCAGAGACACCACAGTCACAAATCCTTGCAGGAGCTTACAACTCTATTGTATACGCTGATCAAATTATCAATACGCAGTATTTCGACAAGTTAGAGGATAGCTTCGACAGTGCGGTTCGTGGGTTGCATGTGTACGGTGCGAAGGTGGTAAGAAATGATTTACTATGTAACTTCAACGCAACGTTTGGAGCTGAAACAGTAATTTAATTAATGGGCGCTAGTCGCCCTTAAAACGAGAGGATGATATAAATGGCAGTTACAGTAATTTTATCGACAATCGCAACTTTTAACACCGAAGTAGTCAAATCAAAAAATCCAGCAACATCAACAGTTATTGACGCAACAGAGGTATTTACAATCACACCAACAGAGTCAGTTGAAAAGGTAGTTGTAGAAATCGTCAACGGAGCAGGACACGGAGCTCTAGCTTGGTCAGTTGCGGCAGGTGATTATTGGGCAGCAGGTTCAGCACTAACAGGGTCAGTAGCAGACGGAGTAACAGAGCTAATCGTATTAGAAGACGCTAAGTATAAATTGCAAGCAGGCACAGTAGCAATCACGCTAACACCTGCAACAGGTAAGCGATTATTAACAGACCATGCATCAGCGGTCAATGTCATCGAGTTGCCTTAACCAACCACAGTTGAGGGTGAGGCTTAGGCTTTGCCCTCTTTTTTTATAGGAGGGATAACATGATTAAATTTAAAGGTGAGCCTAATTTAACAGTACGCTTTAATCCACCGATTGGATTAGTGAAGCACGTCAAATTTGATGATAAAGGCGAGTTTACAACAGATAACGAACGAATTATTAAGCGGTTTATGAGTAAGTTCGACAGTATTCCGGCAAAAGAATATCAGTGTAAAAAGTGTGAGTTTAAAACAGATAACAACGGTACGCTACTCGCTCATTATCGGTCAGAGCATCCGAAGGGGGTTAAGAAGTGAGTCAAGGCTTAATAAATTTTATAGCAGGGTTGAGAAATACGAATAAAGATGGGCTTAATGTTTCGCTAACTGAGAGTTTAGCGAAGTCTGTTTATGCGGTAACACCATCGGATACAGTAGACTTGGTGCAAGGCGCAACTAAAGGGTTATATATCGGCGGTGCGGGCAATGTAAAAATGGATATGGCAGACGGTACTACCATAACATTTACAGCTTTATCGGCTGGGATGATACATCCTATCAGCGCAAAAAGAGTTTATGCCACAGGCACTACTGCTACGTTAATATTGGCGGTGTATTAATATGGGTATAGGAATCGGGATAGGGATACCGTTTTCTAATCAAAAAGCTAGACAGGTTTTTCCTATAAAAATGACTGCTGGGCTTATGGATTTTTCAATTACAAACGGTGAGGGCGTTTTGTGGTTATTCCCAGATAACACAACTTCGACGGCAGATAAGCCTTCTGTAACCTTAGCCGAAGCAGGCACTGTATTTTTATACTGTGATGATTTTACTAAAGCAAATATAGAAATAAATGACAATAATACAAACGCAAATTATATAGGTGATTTATCTGACTTCCCGCCATTAACTTACTATGCAAATTTTGGTAACACAGCGGTAACAGGAGATATAAGCACTCTAAGCAATTTAACTTACCTTGCACTTTTTAATAACACAGCGGTAACAGGAGATATAAGCACTCTAAGCAATTTAACTTACTATGCAAATTTTGGTAACACAGCGGTAACAGGAATACTTAGCCCACATCCAAGTCTACGATATTTATATTTATACAACACAAGCCTAAGCACTAACGATACAGACCAAACCGTTATTAACTTAGATACTAACTCTACTGCAACGGGCGCAAAGGTGCTTAGTATAAGCGATTTAAATCGTACAAGTGCTAGTACAGATGCTATAAACTCACTACTTGCTAAAGGTTGGACAGTAACAGATGGGACGGTGGTATAAATGCTGATACATGTATTTAGTGATAGTTATTATATCGGAGCAGATGAAAATGTAACTAAAAATGCTATTAAGACAGCAGATGTTACAGTCCCAACTGGCAAACAAATAAAAGTTACAAATGGCGAAGTTACCTTTATTGATGATGAGGTATTAGGGGGTGATTAAATGGTAACAGCACAACAAGTGCTTGAATTAGCTTTAGATTTAGTGGAAGAAAGATTGGATTCAGGTGCTATCAGTCCGTCAGATACGATTTCATACAAAGTCCGTACACCTGGAATACTCACCATGTTACAGTCGGAATTAATCAAACAAGGCGATATATTCAGCACGTATGAAATCGCTAACTCGCCTATCACTAACCTATTAGGGTTTATCTCTAACTTTGATATTCAATCATTTGAGGGTGAAGAACTTACATTCGAGTGTAACGAAAGCGCAAAGGCTTACTACTTTGAAGTGGATAATGATGCAATGGTATACATCGAGGATTACAACGGAACGTGGAACACATTAGCAACCATAACAGCAACGTCAGCAAGCGGATTTACAGCTTACAAAGGTGTTGTTATACCTTCAAGCGGAGCCACTAAGAGCCGTTTAAGGTTCGGAGGGTCTTACTATTACCGAACGATTAATCGCGCTCTATTTGGCGTTTCATTCGCTTCTAGTGGTGATGTGCCAGTTTATAGACCGTGGGTACCTGTTACGTTGCCTAGCGACTTCAAGAGTGTGAATGAAATTATCGAAGAATACCCACAACGACAATATAGCCAATCATCAAATTATAAATGGGAAGGTAGAGATAAGTTATTTATCAACTACTATTTCATTGGCAGGATCAGAGTGGTTTACCGACCAGTACCGAGTGTAATAGCTTTACCGAGTCCAATTAGCGACCCGATTTCTACAGTAATGCAAGTGGATGATGTAACAGCACGAACGATTTTACCTTATGGATTAGCTTCACATCTTCTTTTGCAAGAAAATCCTAGCATTGCTTCATATTTAAACGGTCGATTTGAAGAACTGAAATATATTGCAGGAAAACAACCGCCATCAGCTTTCGAGCAAATTTTAAACGCCTATATTTAACAAAGGAGGGAGACGATGGCTAATATAAAAATACCACAAGAAAGAGAACCGACTTCTATTGACAAATTCCTGGGTCTGAACGAGTCGACGTCAGGAGACACTCAATTGCAGTTGGGTGAGAGTCCTAGCCAAATTAATTTCCGCTTGACGGGCGATTACAAGTTGAGAAAGCGCGAGGGCTATGCAGAACTATTCGCTAGTCTTGGCGTTTTTAATGTGCAAGGCATTTGGTATGGGAAACTATCCGGTACTTACTACCTCTTATTCGCAGCAAACGGCAACATCTATAAACACGTTGCAGGAGTCAATACGTCAGTCGGTACGCTTACGGATGCTAAGACATACTTTTTCGCATTTGACGAGAAGGTTTATATGTTAAACGGTAGCGAATATAAATCATGGGATGGTACAACGTTTCAAGATGTTAGCGGTTATGTTCCTTTAATAGCAACAGCAACACCGCCTAGTGGTGGGGGAACTGATAACGAAGGACTAAACCTATTAACAGGAGAGAAACGACAAACCTTTTCAGCCGATGGCACAGCGACTGAATATCAACTAAGAGAACTCATTTTAACAAGTGTAGACGTGGTTAAAGTGGGCGGAGTTATAAAAGTAGCGGATACAGACTATACGGTCAATCTCACGACAGGTAAAGTGACATTTACGACAGCGCCAGTTGTCGGTGTAGATAACATTGACATTCAATGGACGAAAGGTACAGGACAACGTTCAGAGGTCACAGATCATAAATATTCTATGTTCTTTGGCGGCAAAAACGACAGCAGAATATTCATGTATGGCAACGGTACTAATCGCTATATTTTCACAGGACTAGCTAGTGGAGTTCCAAGTGCTGAATATTTCCCTGCTTTAAATTACCGAGAAGTAGGCAGTAATCAGTTTGCGGTAACAGACATTGTAAGACAGTATGACCGACAAATTATCTACACAGATGGAGGCGAAGCGTTTTATTCCTATTATGACACGTTTTATGACAGTTTAGGAAATGTAATCGTTGACTTCCCGACCCAACCATTGAACAATGCTATTGGAAATGTAGCACTAGGACAAGCGCAATTAATTCAAAATAACCCAATCACTATTCAAAACGGTGTGTACGAATGGCAGTCTACAAGTGTCAGAGACGAGCGAAACGCTCAATTTATAAGTA